GGTGCTGGCGTGCATTCGCGCTGTATCTGATCTGATGATCCCGGAAGAGGATTTGCATGTCGTTGGGCGTGAGAATCTGTGCAGCCTGCTGGATTTTCTCTACATCCACCTGCACGAAGCCCTGGAGGATATGAACCGGTGCTGAACCCGAAAAGCGGGAATAGTGACCATGTAGGGCTGCCCCTTGTGGGCTGCCGTGGTTGGGATACAAGGCAGGGGATAAACCCCTGCCCTACATCTCAAGGCACAAGGCAGGGGACAAGCCCCTGCCCTACATGGAAAAACAAAAAGGCATGAGCGTGCTCGTTGGCGAATACCGCAATCATCCACTGTGCCCGGTGGCATCGCCATGTGTGCCGTGCCCTGTGGTGATTGATGTAGAGAAGGCCGGAAAATCGGCAAACAGGCATCCGGTATGGGTATCGTGCCATAGCTGTCATTGTTGCCCGAACCTGATCGCCCTGCGCATCCGCCCTGATAACGAGCCGCCTGTTGAGGTGAAGTGCCGTGCCGCGCAGTAATCGTTCACCAGCAGATTATCGCCGGTCTGAACTGGCGAAGATTCACATGGCCAAGAAGGAACTCGGTCTGGATCGGGATACCTACGAAGATGTGCTGTGGACAGTCGCTCGCGTGCGTTCCGCCGCCGATTTGGACAGCACGGGCAGGTTCAAGGTGATTGCGCATTTCAAGGCACTCGGCTGGAAATCGAAGGGTGGCCGTAAATGGGGGCGGAAACCGCGCGTAACAGGCGATAAAACCGCACTTAATAACAAACTCGAAGCACTGCTCGCCGATAACCAACTGCCGTGGAAATACGCCGATGGCATGGCTAAACGCATGTTCAAGGTGGATAAAGTGGGCTGGCTGAAGGCAGATCAACTGCACAAATTGGTGGCGGCGTTGCAGATATCGATCAACCGCAAAAAGGCGAAAGCATGAAAGGCATTTACCACAGAGACACGGAGACACGGAGGAAAAACGATGCACAATGACGTTGAAATCATGGTGACGATTAAGGCGAAAACATCGGCGGCCGTACTGGTTTTCGACGGGGATAGGAGCATCTGGTTGCCGCTCAGTCAGGTTGATGTGGTTGATGATGGCGACAAAACCTACGTGCAGATGCCGGAATGGCTGGCCGTGGATAAAGAACTGGTATGATTTTGATTTTCTTCGTGTCTTCGTGTCTTCGTGGTGAATCCAATGCTGGATGAACTGATCGAACTGCTGGGGCGCAAGGCGGCGTTGCAACTGGTGATGGCCTTGGGCGGGGCTGTGATCACGGTGCCGCACTGGCGTGAAACTCCAGTGCCCGGATCGTGGTTGGAAAGAATCGTGCTGGCCATCGGCTCTACTGCGGCGAAAAAGCTGTGCGCTACCTATAAGATGGAGCAAATCTCCATCCCGAACGGCAGGCCGCTCAAGGCATCCGAGGTCAAGGCCAAAGTCCGCATTATGCGGGAGCAGGGGCATCCGGTGAACACCATCGCGCTGGCGACAGGGATTACTTTTCGCCGGGTGATGCAGATTCTGGCCGGAGCACGGCGCGAAGCCGAATCCAATCAGGCCGGTTTATTTCATTAGCCATGTTCCACATGAAACGGATGAAGCGTTTCATCTTAGGCGTACAGGGTGACATGACCACTATATCACTATGTCCGAATCTTGCAAACCAAACGATGAATTATTTCAAAGCGCCGTAACGCTCGTGCTCCGGCACGAGGGTGGCTATGTGAACGACCCGGACGATTCCGGCGGTGAAACCAAATACGGCATCAGCAAACGCAGCTATCCTGAAATGGATATTGCCAATCTCACCCGCGATGATGCCATTGAAATATACCGGCAGGATTTCTGGAATCCGTATCCGTACCCTGAACTGGGCGTGTCCGGCGGGAATCCGCTGGCCATCAAAACCTTTGATCTGTCCGTCACGATGGGCGCACGGCGGGCGCACAAGCTGTTGCAGGAAGGCATTAAGGATTGCGGGCATGCGGTAATAGCGGACGGCATCATAGGCCCCGCCACACTGGCAGCCATCCGCGCCTGCGACCGGGACGAGTTGCTGCGCAACTTCCAATATCAGGCCATCAGCTATTACCGATCACTGGGCAAACCAAAATACCTGCACGGCTGGATGAACCGCGTGGGTGATTTCGAAGGAGTAGTATAAATGATCCCATTCATAGGCCCGCTGCTGGGCATAGGCTCAAAAATTATCGACAAGGTATGGCCTGATCCGGAAAAAGCCGCCGAGGCCAAGGCGAAATTGATGCAGATGGCGCAATCGGGCGAACTGGACGATATGAAGGTGCATATGTCCGCCATTGTGGCCGAGGCCAAATCCGATCACACCATCACGGCCACATGGCGACCCATCACCATGCTGGTGTTCGTGGCCATCATCGCCAACAACTACATCCTTGCGCCGTACATCACTCTTTTTTTTGATGTGAACGTGACCCTGCCCCTGCCCCCGCAGATGTGGGGCTTGCTCAAGATCGGACTGGGCGGTTATGTGGTCGGACGCTCAGTAGAGAAAGCCGCCGGAGCGTGGAAGAATGGCTGACGATGCTGATCGCGCACAGATATTTGAAGAGCAACACCGGGCGCGGGCTATTGAAGTAGCCAGAGCGCGTTCAATGGATTCGCCGATAACAGAGAACGGCAAGCGTGTATGCCTGGATTGTTGGCTGCCTATTCCAAAAAGAAGGCTTATTGCCAGCCCGCAGGCCGTGCGCTGTATCGGCTGCCAGACCATTGAGGAGGCGAGGGGATGAATTATCAGGCAGCACAGTTCTGGGCGAATATTATTGCATTGATTGTCGGAGCAGGAGCCGGGATACATTCATGGCAGACGCGACGCAGGATGATCACGAGTAGCAGGCTTTCCAGGGTGGAAGAAACAATCAACGAACACGTTGCCGACAATGGAGTGCAACTGGCACACATTGATGAGCGTCTGCGTAATGCGATTGATCTCTCTGAATTGAATCCATTGTATGAGCGATTGAACAGTGTGGATAAGAGTCTCTCGGAAATGAAAGGCAAAATGCACACGCTGGATCTGATCCATGAGATGCTACTCAATGAGGGAGGTCAGAAGAAATGAGTTGGCTCATATCTTATGCCTCCACACCACAGCGCTGCTGCCCAAAAGGGAGCCAGGCAAGGCGCGAGGAGAGAAGTTTGGTGGCTCCAAATAAACGACGAGCAACGCAGCATGGCTCCCTTTTGGGCACAGCCCGAAGGGGCGGGGCTATTTTTGCCGCGATCCGGCGTTGCGCCTTACTCGCGGGCAACAAGCACGCCACGTTCGGCGCGCCTTGTCTCGCGGCAAAATAGCCGCCGCCGCTGCGGCGTGGAGGTATAAGATATGAGCCTTGCCGATATCGAACGTGAACATCGCCGTCTGATTATTGTCCGGGCACTGGCGGATGATCCTGATTACTCCATCAACCATTATGTGTTGCACGGGCTGCTGGGTGAATTCGGGCACAGTGTCTCTGCGGATGTGGTGTCCGCAGACATTGCATGGCTGTCCGAGCAGGGTCTCATCACCACAGAGCAGGCTGGCGGCGGCATGATTGTGGCCAAGGCGACCCAGCGCGGCGTGGATGTCGGCATGGGACGCGCACGTCATCCGGGCGTTGCCCGTCCGAGGCCCGGGGAATAATGAATGACGATCAAAAGCATTCACCACGGAACACACGGAACACACGGAAAAAAGCAAGAGGAGAACCGGGGGATGGTTCGACAGGCTCACCAACCGGATTTTGGTCTTCTTCCGTGTATTCCGTGTGTTCCGTGGTGAGAGGAATTTAACGATGGCTCCTCCCAGTAAAATTTCACAGTTGCCGCAGGATTTGCGGGATGAACTGATTGATCGCATCCGGGAATCCGGTCATAGCGATTATGATGGGCATCACCGCTGGCTGATGGCGCAGGTGAAAGAACGCGGCATTGAGCTGGATGAACCGGTCAGCCGCTCGGCCATTGCCCGGCTGGGCAAACGGCAGAAATCAATATCGGCGCGTATGCAGGAAATCAGGGCGGTAGAAAAAGAATTTGCCAACGATCCTGTGCATACCAACCGTACCACCAATGCCATGCTCCAGATGCTCGCGTTTGCCAAAACACGCGATGCCTACAATGGCACGATTGAAATGGATGAGGATATGCTCAACAGCATGGCGCTCACCATTGGGCGGCTGGAGAAGGCAGCGGCAATCAATGAAGATCGCGAACGGGACATCCGTGCCGATGAACGCAGTAAGGCGAAGGAGCAGGCATCGGAAAAAATTGAGCAGCTCAAGGATGATCCGAAACTGGATGCCAAAACGCTGAATTATGTGACCGAGGCACTCTATGGCCTCGCAAGCTGATCGCTCAAAAGCATTCACCACGGAACACACGGAATACACGGAAGAAACCCAACCCCGGTTGGTGAGCCTGTCGAACCACCCCGGTTCTTATCTTGCCTTTTCCGTGTGTTCCGTGTGTTCCGTGGTGAAGAGGGCTTGATTTATGGCTGCGATTGAACTCTATCCCTATCAGCAGGAGTGGCTGAAGGATGACGGACGATTTAAGGTGGGTATGTTTGCCCGCCAGACGGGTAAGACATTCACCACTACGCTGGAACTCACACTTGATTGCCTGAAGCATGAAGCGGAGGGAACGCGCACGCATTGGGTGATTCTCTCGCGTGGAGAGCGGCAGGCACGCGAAGCGATGGCCAATGTCAAAACGCATCTGTCGGCTTATCAGGCGGCATTTTCGGCAATGGAATATGAATATTCGGCCAATATAAACGCCCTTGAAATTACATTTGAAGGCGGTTCCAGGATCACGGCTCTGCCCGCCAATCCGGATACGGCGCGTGGTTTTTCCGCCAATGTGTTTCTGGATGAGTTCGCATTCCACCAGAAGAGCCATGGCATCTGGCGGGCATTGTTCCCTGTTATCTCGGCGGGATTCAAGATTCGCGTGGTGTCCACGCCCAACGGCAAGGGGAATAAATTCTACGAGTTGATGACCAGCAAGTCGCTGGATGCAGTCTGGCATCGGCACACGGTGAATATCCATGCAGCGGTAGCGCAGGGCTTGCCGCGCAATATCGAGGAATTGAAACTGGGCATCAACGATGCGGACGGTTGGGATCAGGAGTTTGAACTCAAGTGGCTCGATGCCGCCAGTAGCTGGCTTTCCTATGAGTTGATTAGCGGGGTGGAGCATGCGTCAGCCGGGGATCCGGTCAACTATCAGGGGGGTCCCTGCTTTGTCGGCGTGGATATTGCCATTCGCAATGATTTGTTTGTGATCTGGGTGGGTGAAATGGTTGGTGATGTGTTGTGGACACGCGATATTATTGCCCGCCGCCGTATCTCATTTGGTGAACAGGATCAGTTATTGGATGAAGTATTTCAAAGCTACCGCGTGATGCGCTGTTGCATGGATCAGACCGGCATGGGCGAGAAGCCGGTATGGGACGCACAGCAACGCCACGGCACGCTCAGAGTGGAAGGTGTGCTCTTTACCGGTCCGAATAAACTAAACATGGCCACCATCGGCAAGGAATCATTTGAAGATAAGCGTCTAAGGATTCCGCTGGGTGATGTGGCGCTGCGCTCTGATCTGCACAAATTGCAAAAAGTGACAGGGCCAACCGGCACACCGCGCTTTGTGGCGGAATCCGATGCCACCGGCCATGCCGACAGAACCTGGGCATGTTTTCTGGCGCTGAATGCAGCCGCATCTCCACCAGCACCGATTGACTTTGTGACCGATGTGGCAAAAGCCTCAAACGCAGGCTTCGTTGGCGATGATTCGGAAATGAATTACAGTGCAGTTATGGGAGGTTGATATGAGTAACCATGATGAACTGAATGTCGTATTGGATATCGAAACAGGGCAATCATCGCCGCCGCCTGCGACGGCCAGGCCGGAAGTGGTGCGACTGCTTATCGATGAAGCGCGACGCATGCATGATCGCCTGATTGCACGCGAACTGGTGGTGGTGACACGTGCGGGCAACATGGGGCAGCTATGGCTGGCCGCGTCAGCGCTGTTTGCGGCAGCGGGGCTGTTTGGCGGTCATCATACCGATCTGTGGTTGGCTTTTGGTTTTGCTTGCGGCTTTGCCCTCTCAGTGGCGCTGATGTCACCACAGCAGGCCACCTTGCCCGGCATGCTGATGGTTGAGTTTAATGAACCGTATGCATTGGCCGATCATCAAACAGAAGCGCGCCTGCTCTCCACGCTGGATGAAATAAACAAGCGATCCGCACAGGCGCTGGAAAAACGTATCAGACGCTATGCAATCAGCGACTGGCTGTTGGCTCTCTATGTGCCGCTGGCACTGCTATTGCGATTGACGGGGTGGTGAAATGACAAGTAAAACAAGAATAAACAGGGATCTGACCATTGAGTATGCCAGTGATGATCCGGGTGTGGATATTACACGCGGGTACCTGGGCAATATACGCATCAATGAAGACAAGGTACTTAAATCCGTGGGTGGCAAACTCTCGGTATATGAGGATGTTTATCGTGACGACCGGGTAAAATCATGCCTGCAACAACGCATTACAGCAGTGACATCGCGCGATTATGATGTGCGTGCAGGTGGCGATTCCGCGCTGGACAAGCAGGCGGCTGAAGCAGCAGAGGAGATGATTCGTTCCTTGCGCTTTGATCGGCTGAGCGAGCGGTTTCTGTTGCAGTCGCTACTCAAAGGTTGGGGCGTGGGCGAAATTATTTGGAGCCTGAAAGATAGTCTCATCTGGCCTGCCGCCATTAAAATCAAGCGATCACAGCGGTTTGTGTTTGCGCCATTGCACACCAGTCAACCAGCCAGTAACAGCTATGAGGATGTGAAGCGCGCCTTGCGGCTGGAATCCGTACTGCGTTTGAGAACGCGTGACAAACCTTTTGAGGGCGAGGATCTGCCGCCACGCAAATTCATCGTGCATTCGGTGGGCGGCTTGGATGATGATAATCCGTACGGCACAGGATTGGGTTTCTGGCTGTATTGGCCGGTGCGATTCAAACGCGAGGGCATGGGGCTATGGTTGCAGTTTATTGATAAGTTCGGCTCGCCATCGGCCAAAGGAACCTATCCAGCCGATGCCGATGAGGCGACCAAAAACAAAATGCTGGGCGCATTGAGAGCGTTGCGCTCCAACTCCGTCACCGCCGTTCCGGAAGGCATGGCCGTGGAGTTGATTGAAGCGGCAAAAGCGGGCATCAGCACGCATGAGCAACTGATTGACCGCATGGATCAGGCCATCACCACGGCAGTGTTGTCGCAAACACTGACCACATCGCAGGGCAACACAGGCAGCCAGGCGCTGGGCAATGTACATGCGGGCATCAAAGACGGTGTTGCCAAGTCGGATGCTGATCTGCTATCGGATACGCTCAATGAAACGCTGATGTACTGGTTCACTGAGTTCAACTTTCCCGGTGCGGTGCCGCCGCATATCTGGCGTGACATGGAAGATTGCGAGGATCTGGGCAGCAAGGCGGATCGCGACCTGAAACTCAGCCAGGCATCCGGACGCAATCTCGATCAAACGTATGTGGAAGAGCAGTACGATGTAAAGCTGGGAGAACCCTCCAGCCCGCCCATGTCCGCAGGGGCGGATGCCGCAGCAAAGGGAACGTCAGCATCCTTCGCTGAAGGTGACCCTCCGCCGGATTCGGTAGATGCCATCACGGATCAATTGGAGAAGGAAGCAGCACCCATCACCGATGCCATGATCAATCAGGTGCGTGGCTTGCTGGATGAAGTGGCCGATTTATCTGAATTCGCTGATCGCCTGCCGGAACTGCTTGGCGATATGGATACTGGCAAAATGGCCGGGGTCATGGCCAAAGCTTTTTCTGTCGCAGACCTGACCGGGCAATATGAAGTCAGCCGGGGCAAATGATGCATCTCAGTATAACTATGCAGGCAGGGACGCACAGGCAGGCAGCCCACAAGGGGGCAGCCCTACATTTCAAACCTTACATTCATGTAGGGCAGGGGCTTGTCCCCTGCCTTGTGTTCCAACCACGGCAGCCCTCTCATGAAGGGTAAATACGGCTCGTTGCCCTTTGATGCGCAGATTGCCTTCTTTAAGAAGAAGCTGGCACTGCCGACCCGTTCATGGACGGATATTATACACGGCAATCATGATCATGCATTTGTGGTGGCCGGGGCGAATCGCATGGCACTGGTGGAAGATTTCCAGACATCGGTTCAGAAGGCTATTGAAAACGGAACGACACTGGCTGATTTCCGCAAAGATTTTGATCGCATCGTAAAAGAGCGCGGCTGGGAATATAACGGCAAGCGCGGCTGGCGTACTCGCGTGATCTACGAAACGAACCTGCGTACCAGTTATCAGGCAGGCCGATACACCCAGTTGCAGAAGATGGAGTTCTGGCAATATCATCATTCGCCTGCATCGGAGAATGTCCGTCAGCAGCATGTGGCATGGGATGGCCTGATTCTGCCGAAGAGCGATCCATTCTGGAATACGAACTACCCGCCCAATGGCTTCGGCTGCAAATGCACCGTGACAGGATTCAGCAAATCGGCCATGAAGCGCAAGGGTCTGTCACCATCCGAATCGCCGAAGCTGAAGATGCACAAGGTGAAGATTGGTGCGCGAGGGGCAAATCCGCGCAGGGTGACCGTGCCGGAAGGCGTAGGTCCGGGCTTTGCCTATGCGCCGGGTCGCGATGCGTGGATGCATGCACAGGCAGGCAGCCCGGTGGACGGGTTTCCCGATGGCCGACCTGTTCCCGATTTCCCCGCACGCGACCTGCTTCCCGATCCTCGCACGGTGAGCAAGGACATGTTGCTGCCGACGATGAATGAGGGTCAGGAGAAGAAATATGTTGGTCTGTTTCTCAAGAGGCTCGGATCGAAACACGGCGAGCCTGCGGTGTTGTTCGACGCTGTCAACGAGCCGGTGCTTGTGGCGGATTCGTTGTTTAAGGACAAGGATGGCAACTGGAAGATCGACCCGGCTCGCAGCCGGGATATGCTCCTTCTGGCCGACACTATCGCTAACCCGGATGAGATATGGACATGGCATGAGTGGCACAAAGAGCAGCAGCGGGCATCGACCGTGCGCGCCTATATCGCGCGTTTTACCTTTGGTGGTAAACCGAGGCTGGGTCTGGTGATTCTGCGCTATGGCGCGGACAAAAACTGGGAAGGCGTGACCGCCCACACATCGCCCAGTGCCGGGGATTTCAATCGAAAGGTGGAGAAGAACCGGCGAGGGCTTCGCCTGTTTAAGCGCAAGCCATGATGAAGAAAGGCCGCGTCTTCAGCGCAGCCTTTCGCCCTGTGCGTTCACCGCCCGGTCTGAAGAACCTATGCGCACATGGGCATCTATCGCAAGTATAGGAGCTGATGATGGCAGGCGCAAGTTTACACATTGATGTCAAATACGATGACCGGCAGGTGCGCGAAAAGCTGCGCGATCTGCAACTCGCCGGAGGCAATCTCTCCGCAGCCTTTACGGAGATCGGCGAGCACCTGATTCGCTCACACAGGGAGCGCTTTGAAGCGGGGGTGGATCCGGAAGGCAATCAATGGGAGCCGCTGAAACCGAAAACCGTTGAACGCAAAAAGAAGAATGCCGACAAGGTGCTGATTGAGCATGGTGATTTGATGGGAACCCTGCACTACAACAACAGCGGCAGTGAACTGGAATTCGGCACCAACCTGATCTATGGTGCAACGCACCAGTTCGGCAGGGAGGAATCAGGTATCCCCGCCCGCCCCTTCCTTGGCATCAGCCGCGATGATGAAGCGGAGATAGTGAACATCATCGAGGATCATATTTCCGCTGCCCTGCGCCCTTGATTTCTTCGCGACCGTAAAATCGATTCTAAGCGCCTCAATATCGTTTTGGCTACCTACATACCTAAAAAAGCTTCCAGCCCCGTAGCGTGCGTGCGAACACCAGTTTAACACCTAAGAATCACGATGCCGAAGCTCGATTGGATACTTTCCGTTCAAAATCAAGCTGACGGTCGTTCGACTACACCCGATTTTATCGGCGATGGCTCCCTGAGACAAACCCAGGTCGGCCAGCCGCAGCATCTCTTCAGCATCCTCCAGTGATAGTTTTGACACCTGTTTCGGAGGAGTCGATGCATCAACCTTGATGGCCTCGTTCATCTTCGCCAGAAGTTTGCGTTTGGAGGTGAATTGGTCGGCGTTTGAGAACCAGTACCAGAACAGCGCCAGCACGGCGCTCTTTCTGTAAGCCTTCACTTTTTCGATTACCATATGATCATGCGGCCTGATTGTGCGCAGGAACCACGATAAATCCTCAAGGGGAATGGCTAGTCGTGGTTTCATGCCAACCATAACAGTAATGGCTTCCAAGTCATTGACCCCGGCATGATAAGCTACCCGTCGCTCCTGTGTTGCAGGCTCAATGCCAAGATTGACACAAAGGGAATTGATTGGGATGAAGGGTCGAGATTCAACGACCTTGATTAAAATTATATCCTTACCAAACGGGGCTTTTAGTGTGTTCATATTGGACATGATGCCCTCCTGTTTGTTTTGACTTAATGACTCCTGACTAAAGGAGCCGGGTGCTTAGTCACCGCAAACAGACGGCCCGGAGGATTCCCCCGAAGGGTGTTGTATTTCTCCGGACACCCGACGAACCGTGGAGAACAGGTATCGCGCAGGCACAAAAAAGCCACGGCTTTCGGGCGTGGGTTCCGCTGTTTGTTGAGGTGACTAAGCCCCGTAAGGCTCAATATAGATCAGCCGAATCTAATTTGTCAAGCATTCCGCCCACGGCAGCCCACAAGGGGCAGCCCTACATTTCAAACCTTGGCATAAATATTTGCTGAGTGCATGATGTGTCCGCCCCGCAGTTCATCACCACATGAAACGTTTCATCTGAGGGCTGTTGTTTTCAGTCTCTATGGTTCGGCCTATGCCGCAAACAAAACCCATTCACGCCTTCGTCGCAGGCACACACACCACCCGCCTCGGACAGAAGGTTACCATTACCGCTGCTGATCTGGTGGCATCCGCGAAAGCATACAATCCTGAACTGCATGAAGCTCCGTTGGTGGTTGGTCACCCGGAGGGTAAGGCTCCTGCCTACGGCTGGATTGAATCATGTGCGGTGAACGGTGATGATTTCTTTGTCAGCCCGAGGCAGGTCAATCCCGATTTTGCCGAGATGCATAACTCCGGCGCATTCAAGAAGCGCAGCATGTCCTTCTATCACCCTGACAATTCACTGAATCCAGCACCCGGTGTCTGGTATCCGCGTCACCTTGGATTTCTCGGGGCGCAGGCTCCGGCCATCAAGGGACTCAAGGGCTTTGAGTTCGAGGAGGCGGAGAGCGATGGCGATATCCTTACAGTGGATTTCGGCGAATTTGAAGATCGTCTCGAAGCTGGCATGTGGCGTAATCTGCGTGAGTGGATTCTGGCTAAGTTCGGCAAAGAAGATGCCGACACTGCCGTCTCCGGATTCGATGTTGACTTCCTCCAGGGGGAAGCGGCGAAAGAAAAGAAACAACAGGTGGCTGCGCCAGTCGAAGCCGCATTTTCAGAATCAAATCAAAACAAGGAGGGTGATATGACACCTGAAGAAATAGCTGCTGCACAGGCGGCATTGGATGCACAGAAGGCAGAGTTGGATGCCCGTGCGGCTGAATTCTCCGAGCGCGAATCAACGCTGACGGAGCGGGAACAGTTGGCGCACCGCGCAGACTGCGCCGACTTTATCGAAGGGCAAGTTGCAGATGGCAAGGTGATGCCTGCCCAGAAAGATAACCTGATTGAATTCATGGCAGAGCTGGAACATCAGGCAACGGTTGATTTCTCTGAAGGAGATAAAACGGTCAAAAAGTCACCGTTGCAATTTATGAAGGATTATCTGGCTGCGCAGCCGAAGCTTGTCGAGTTCGGCGAACACCATGCCGGTGATGATGCCGGTGCGGGGACTGATGTCACGGTGAATATTCCCGCCGGATATGATGTGAACGAGGAGAAGGCGGAGATCCATGCCAGAGCGGTCGCCTTCGCTGAATCCAACGATGTTGATTATATCACGGCGGTCAAAGCCGTCACCAAAGGAGAGTAAAATATGTCTATGCAATCCATTTCTATTTTAACGCTGTCCGTCATTGCGGCGGGTGCGCTCACTCAGCGGCGGTTCGTCACACACGGCGGCATTCAGGTCGGGGCGGCAGCCAACACGCTTGGCGTTGCCAAGACGGATGCGGCACTGGGCGACACTGCTGCTGTTGATGTGATTGGCACAGCTGTTGTTGAAGCAGGAGCCGCGATAGCAGCGGGGGCTGCTGTAGAAACAGACGCTACGGGTCGGGCAGTCACTCTGGCTGCCGGAGTTACTGTCGGTCGAGCCTTACAGGCAGCCGCAGCAGCGGGAGACTTCATCGAAGTCCTTCTGATTCAGAACTGATTAGACAAAACAAGGAGAAGATTCTATGTCATTAAATAATCAACAAGTGCGGGTGATTGACCCGATTTTGAGCAACGTAGTCCAAGGCTACAAGCATGCCGAGCATGTCGGCAGCGTCTTGTTCCCCCGTGTCCCTGTAGGGGTTAGCGGTGGGCAGGTCATTGAGTTCGGCAAGGAAAGTTTCAAGCTTTATTCGGCACGCCGTGCGCCCGGAGGCGCGACCAAGCGTATCCAGTTCGGGTATGCAGGCAAACCATTCTCTCTGGTGGATGATTCACTCGAAGGCCAGGTACCGCGTGAACACATGCGTGATGCCAAGGCTGTGCCCGGCATTGATCTGGGTACGCGCTCAGTACATATGGTCATGAGTTCGCTATCTCTGGCTCTGGAAAATGATCAGGCAACGCTGGCGCGTGATTCCAATAACTACGACGCCAATCACAAGGTTGATCTGGCAGCCGCCAAGTGGACAAACGATGTCAACAACCCGATCACGGATATTGACGCAGGCCGTGAAGCGATTCGCAGCACTGTAGGCATTTATCCGAATGTGATTGTGCTCTCTGCCAAAGCATTCAATGCAGCCAAGAACAATGCCAACGTGCTGAATAAGTTTAAGTACACCAGTTCGGCATCTATCACTGCGGACATGCTGGCCAGTATCTGGAATCTCCAGAAGGTGGTGGTTGGTGTCGCGATCAGCTTCGATGATGCCGGTGTGTCCACCGACATCTGGGGTAACGATGCTGTGTTGGCCTATGTGCCGGGCATGGCCTCTACCATTGAGGAACCATCCTATGGTTATACCTACACGATGGATGGCAACCCGCTGGTTGAAGAGCCCTACTACGACAAGAACTGCAAGAGCTGGATTTATCCAGTGGGCTATGAGCGTGTACCGGTGTTATCCGGTATCACCTCCGGATTTCTGCTGCAAAACGTAGGCTGATAACACCACGGGAAGGAAGCAGGGGTGAGGCGTTGTCTTGCCCCTGCATTTTCCAAAAATACAGGAGAGCGATATGAAAGTACTGATTAAAAACCCATGCAAAGCTGCGGGTGAGTTTTTCAAGCCTGATGATCAACCCAATTTGGCCGATTCGGATGCAAAGGCATTGATTGAATCTGGTGCGGCGGTGGCATTGAATGGAAACGGCGCAAGCAAGCCGGAAGATGCTAACACATTGCACGAAGCTATCCGCGAGGCTGTTGCCTTGCTCGATACGGATAATGCCGATCTATGGACAAAAGGCGGTGCAGCGAAGACCGAAGCGATTGAATCCGCTCTCGGATACAATATCACAGCAGCCGAGCGCGATGCCGCAATGGCTGACGCATAAACCATGTATGCCAGTAAGCAGGATATGATTGATCGCTTCGGCGAGGATGAGCTGATTGCTTTAACGGATCGTTCAACGCCTCCTGCCGGAGTGATTGATGATGTCGTGTTGAATGCCGCGCTGGCGGATGCGGATGACGAAATAAACAGTTATCTGCAATCAAAATACAACCTGCCACTGGCCAGTACGCCGCTATTGATTGCGAAGCTGGCGCGCACGATCGCACGCTACAATTTATATGACAAGCAGCCACCGGATCATATTGAAACCCGGTATAAAGCCTCCATCAAAACATTGGAAGCCATTGCAAAGGGGGTGGTCCATCTGGGTCTTGATGCTGCGCAGCAAAGTACGCCCTCAACATCTATGCCTGAAACTCAAGCGGATGCGCCTGTTTTTGATCCTGCAACGCTGGTGGGTTACCGCTAAGATATGAGCTCTCTCACTGAACTCCAGGCCGCTGCCGTTGCAGGTATCAAGGTTGCTATTCCATCACTGGCGCAGTGTGAACCCTATGCCGGGCAATTTTCCGGCGATGCGGGTTCCCGCGTGGCCATTCATGCGCCTGCCGTACTTGTGGCCATGCTGGGTTGCAAACCGTTATCTGATCCGGGCACAGGCCAATTTGATGCGACATGCCGCATGGCGGCTTATGTGCTGGCACGCTATGCCAATGATCGCAACAAGCGTGAGGCTGGCTGCGTAGATCTGGCTGAAGCTGTGGCTACATTGATTCATCTGAATAACTGGAGTCTGCCCGGTGTCGGCTGCGCACGCATCAACCAGATGCAGGGCATGACCAACGTCACAGCGGACAAGGCTGGCTTTTCGATTTGGTCGGTCACCTGGGATCAGGATATCCGGCTCGGTGCTGTGCCAGCCAACAATTACGGGCCGCTGACCGATATATCTATTGGCTTCGCGCACAACGGCCAAGCTCCGGACTACGTGCAGCTATGATGGGCTCATATCTTATGCCTCCACACCACGGCGCTGCTGCCCAAAAGGGAGCCAGGCAAGGCGCGAGGAGAGAAGTTTGGTGATTCCAAATAAACGACGAGCAACGCCGCATGGCTCCCTTTTGAGCGCAGCCCGAAGGGGCGGGGCTATTTTGCCGCGATCCGGCGTTGCGCCTCACTCGCGGGCAACAAGCACTCCACGTTCGGTGCGCCTTGTCTCGCGGCAAAACAGCCGCCGCCGCCGTGGTGTGGAGGCATAAGATATGAGCCTCGAACTCCTCCAGCGCATTGAGCGTATCGAACGGCAGATGCATAACATCGCCCTGCTCGGAACGGTGGCTGATACCGATTATGCCCATGCCCGCATCAAGGTGGCGATGGGTGATCTGGTGACCGGCTGGCTGCCGTGGTTGACCCATCGCGCCGGTGGCGACGTGACGTGGGACGCGCCGGAGATGGGCGAGCAGGTTGCGGTGATTTCACCCTCTGGAGAGATTGGCAATGGCTTTGTGATCCCGGCCATCTATCAAAATGCGTATCCGGCCAATGGCAACACACCCGATATGACGCGCAGGGATTTTAGCAACGGATCATATATCACCCATGATCGGGTGAGTGGCAATATGGATATGCATGTCACCGGCGACTTGACCCTGACGGCGACCGGCAACGTGCAAATCACCGGCGCAAGGATAGACCTCAACTGATGCCCGCAGTGACGCGATTGGGCGATATGGGAAGCGGGCACGGGTGCTTTCCACCTCGCGCCAATGATCAGGCCAGTCCGGATGTGTTTGTCAATGCCATTGCCGCCCACCGGCAGGGCGATCACTGGACACCTCACGGATGCTCCGTTTGCACGCCGCATGATTCTAATCTGGCCAGCGGCTCATCCAGCGTATTCGCCAACGGCAAACAACTCGGGCGCATAGGCGACCCGGTAGCATGCGGCTCATCCGTGGCCACCGGATCACCCAACGTGTTCGCGGGCGGTTGAGGCTCATGTCTTATGCCTCCACACCACAGCGCTGCTGCTCAAAAAGTAGGGCAGCCCCTTGTGGGCTGCCGTGGTTGGAACACAAGGCAGGGGACAAGCCCCTGCCCTACATGGTGTTGAGGCATAAGATATGAGGGGGATGAGCAATACAGCAGGCAGTGCCATCACCGGCATTGCTCATCTACGCCAGTCGATTGCCGATATTCTCGGCACGCCGTTGGGCAGTCGGGTGATGCGGCGCGATTATGGCTCTCGTTTGTTTGAACTCACCGATGCGCCGATGAATCGCGGCGGCGTGATGGATGTGATTATTGCGACGGCTGAAGCGTTGAAAAAATGGGAGCCGCGCTTGCAGATTTCTAAAATAGCGGTGAATGCGGCGACAGCCGATGGCCGGTTTAATATCGGCGTATCGGGC